CAAAGTCGCTCATATCAATTCGGCCATACACTAGTGTAGTATCGCCATTTGCATCAACATCAAATTGAAGTCTGTCTCTCAAAATTAGGTCTCGGTTTGCTTTCGCCATGCACTGTCTAACGAGTGACGGTTAATAAAGCCGTAGGAGTGCGACGTCGCACATCTAAAGCCAAGCATCGGCCCCACACATCACTTCCTATCTTCACGGCGAAGCCGTACAGGGGCACGCCGGAGGCCGAAGGCCTCTATTACTCCCCCCGACACACCCACCCCACGTCAACAACACATATATGAAACCTACTTTTTGACATATGTTTATATATCATTTAGTTGTAGGACTAAACATGGCGAACAAAACCCATGAAGACAGCCCGACGATTAGAAAGCAATGGCAGGAATGGATGCGTCCGTGGACATATTGTTCCGGCTGCAACAGATCCTGGCCCGAATATGAAATGGATGTTCAATGCGAGTGCGTGGAGGTAGAGGACGAATGATTATCTGCATTAAACACAAATATTTGTCTCAGTTGGATTCATTTCCGTGTCCGGAGTGTGAAGAAGAATGAGTGTCAACAGAATGATTTCACTTGATGAAGTCACTGATGCGATCCGAAAGCAAATGGTTGCCAATGGCATGAACTTTTCTCATTGGGTGCGACAACAACTGAACGCAACGCTGGACATCAAAAAGGAAATTATTGAAGCCCCTAAGCCAAAGCCAGGAAAAAATTATCTTTGTCGGAATTGCATGATGGCAGGACATTGGACCGCCGATTGTCCTCACTTGGAGGTATCGCAATGAAGTGCGATTGTGGCAGGCTATTGGGGGCTGTCCCGTCGCATGGCATGGGAAAGGCCACCATTGGGATATCATGTCCTTGCGGGATTTATTGGGACATTCACCACGGCGCAAACAAACTTTACGGGACTTTTGTCCGTTGGAAGTGTGAAGTCTGCGGATCGTCTAAACAAATTTGTAAAAACGCACCCCCTATCAGTAAATGTTACAGGGGACCGGACATGATGACCAAACACTTGGAAAAGTGAGGTGAAGTGAAAAATGAGACCTTGGAGATCTACAATCCGATATTGTCGGATTTGTAATCAAGAATATATTTATCAAAGTTTGAACCCTGATTTTGATTTAGGGGTATGTTCGAAAAAATGTTTGGTAGAGGAAGAATGAGTCGGACCTCTACGGCTAAAGGAGAGTTGCCAATTGTGGAAATTGTAGCAAAACAATGAGGTAAAGCAAACGCTCACACCAAACAATTCTTTCGTTCTGCTCTTTGTCAATGGGTGCGACAGGGTCCAAGGCCATTAATCTCATCTCAGAACATCAAAGTATTGCCATTGTCAGCCAATTTACGTGGGGGTTGTTGAGGACGGATCGGCCCTGAAACAAGTCCCGGATTCAAATCAAACCTCACCCAGTCAGGAATTTGACCTTTGACAGCATCGAATGAACCGAATGCGGCATCAAATGGTTGCATTGTCCGGCCTCTTGAGAGATATCCACGAACATTCCCGGTACTGAGCATCTTTTCACTGTCCGTAGAAGAGTATGGTAGAAAGAAATCTGCCAAGGCGTTACCTCGCAGCATGCGTTCGGGTCGTATGCCGCCAAATTTCCACATTGGAAAAATTTGCCCGACGTTGCCTGATGGTGGAATGGTCCGTCCTTGGGCCATCAAGTTGATGCCTTGTGCAATGGATCGCTCACGTAGCACACCTAGACCGTATGAAACAAGACTTGCTTTTTTGTTCTCGCATGCCACATAAAACGAGAACGCCAAGTTAGTAACTGATGCTGCAGGAGCGCCATGGACTAAACCTGTAACATAAAGCGCAGGGGTGTAAAACGAGAAAGTTGGTTGCGCCCCTAAAAATTGGTTTGGAAAATCAGTAAATGTCCCATACTTTGTCAGATCGTAAGAGGTCCATATTGACTTCATCAAAACTTTGTCATCGCCAGCCATGGGCCCACGACTATCTCGCAATGGAGTGAGTTTCATTGTTGAATAGATAACTGGGTATGGAGTAACAAACCATTCGATAATGAGGTTATCACTGTCGGTTTCCGGTATGGCATCTTGAAACATGTCCATTTGAAAGATTTGATGCCTAGCACCCGATTGAAGGTTAATGCGCTTTTGGACAATGCCCAAGCCGTTACCATCAAGAGAAACACTTGTTTCAATCGTCTCACGTATCTCAGTTAGTGCCATTATTTCATCTCCTTTTTAGCTGCAGCGTGGGCTGCACGAACACAACGCTTGAACCCGTCCTTCTTCCATTTGCCACTCTTCAATTTGTACTTAGGTGCAAGTTTCTTGAAATGTCGGCCATAAGCCTTGGAACGCTTTGATGACTTTCGCTTGCGCTTCTTAGGAGCCGCTGGGGCGGTACTCACGGCCTCAGTAGCCACCATTGCATCAGTTGGCATCACTTGTGTAAGGACTTCACCTTCTTTGATGTATATTTGGAAGGCTGGCGTCCCACTGAGCAAATAGGCTTGATAGGCAGGAATTGCTATCATATCAACAGGAAAAACCGTTTTTTGGTCACCTAAGATAAATCCACCAATGGCACCGAGAGTTGCCCCTGCTAAAGTCCCAGCAACTGGGACAACTGAACCAACTCTTGCACCAATCTTGGAATACTTGTAAGCGTTGATAGTTCGGTCCATTAGCCGCTCAGGGTTGTCAAGTTCATCCCTTGGGTCCGTAGTGTAGAACCTACCGTCTTTGTCGTATGGCACTAAGGCCACCTCACAAATCCTGCGCTTGAGTCAGCATCTCGGTCATGTCGGCTTCATTGAGTTTGATAGGCTCTCCAATAACCATGATGTCAATCTCTAGGGTTTGGTTTGAGAATTGAGTGATGTCGTTCGCACACACACCCACCAACAAATCCGATACGACGTTGTATCCGTCAGGGTGTAGATCGGGCGTTCCAAAGAGAACCCATTGGTTTGCGAATGATTCATCCGCACCACCGGCGTTATCTCGTACTGTTGTGAGTTCAAAAACGGAAATCACATCAGGGGAAGCAATGCCCACATCATAGGAGTTCTCGTATGCGGTGGTAGTAGTAAAGAGTTTGAGCGAACCGAAAGTTTCGCTTGCTAAGGACATTAATGGATTGAAAACGCCTGTAACGCCGCTGGCTGATGGGTCACGGATCTGATATCGAACTTCTTTCACTGCGAATCCTTCTCTTTTCACGACATTCACAAAGTCGCTCATATCAATTCGGCCATACACTAGTGTAGTATCGCCATTTGCATCAACATCAAATTGAAGTCTGTCTCTCAAAATTAGGTCTCGGTTTGCTTTCGCCATGCACTG